AATCTTTCCAAAAGAGCAGTTGGTTACAATTTGCTGTGTTGCACGAATCATGTCTTGCTCTTCACCCGATTCGTTTGCCATTATCAACAGTTTTTCCTCTTTTACCAAGAAAGGTCTGAATTTTTCTTTTCCCTTAGTATGAGGTAAATCAATTTCAAATGTGGGGGTTTCAATTATGGGTAGTGCCATTATATTCTCCAATAATAATTATGCTGTTATTGATATTGCGGGTGATGAAATGTTGTTTGTTACTCCCAATGCACCCGGTTGCCAGAGTTTGTACGCTAATGAAATTGAAACTCTGGCAATAGATTCATTTCCCTGAGAGACAGGTGTTAGTGATATATTTCTAGGAACTGCCTCAATCAGAGTCCAAGATTTCTCTATTTTATCTTGTCTATTCAATGTATGTACTATGACAGATCCAACATACTGGTCATAAAAACCAACTTCTTTGCTGGTTGGATCTGCGGCGGTAAACATCCAGTCTTCAAAATACTGCCTAACATTCCACTTAGTGTCACAATAAAAAGTAAATGTCGCATTGTCTCCAAAAAATTCTACTCCATGTACTCTAGGTTCTGTCCAGTTTCCTATTTTGATAGGGGAATAAGGAACAAGCAATCCAGGTATGGCTGCATCTTCACACAATACAGAAATGGTTTGTCCTAATGTAGTTGAAGAAACAGGCGAAAAAAATTCAACTTCAAAGCGATTACTTCTAGCTAAATCGTTTTTTTTAATTTCGCTTATAAAATTTTCTAGATTGCTCATAGAGAAGCCCTTGATTTGTTGAATACTCTTTGTTTAGTAAGCCCTTCAAATTGCTCGACCGGAAGCATCGCGGCGATATTCCAATCTTCGGGATTTATTTTTAACACTCTCGATTTTATGTGAGAGAACAAGTATCTTTTTACTGTAGGTTTCACTCCAGGAAAACGAGAAGCAGATTGCAGTATATTCCAACTCAAACTTAATTCCGTGTCACTGTCAATTGTCGTAGTGGTTTTAGTTTTCATTAACGCTTCTAGTAATTGAAATCTTAATCCATAAGGAAGATAGTGCAAATTCAATCCTCTAAAACCACCAGGTGCGGTGTCATAAGGCAAAACTAAGGGAAATTTATCATAGTAAGGTAATCTATCTTTTGTTTTAGGATCATACAAGTAAAGATACATGCTACCTATTTCAGGTCTGCCTACCATGCGACCCAATCCTGAACGCATAATACTTCCGGGTGTGTCAAATTGATTGGAGAGGGCGTTTATCTGCCTTCTATACCAATCTGCAGGTCTTGGTTGTGTTAGAGCCTTAGCTCTGATGTCTTGTAAAGTAGCCATGTGACTATTTATACGAGATACCCAGTTCCTTTTCTGTGATTATCTTAAATTCCCACCCCCTATCAATGCAATATTCTTTAGCACTTTGCCACTTTGCTAGATTCACTCCCCATTGCTTCACTTCACTGATAAATCGCTTTGTTTTTCTTTTAGGTATCTTGGGTTCCTGAGTAAATCTCTCGGGTTTTATCTCAATCAAATACTTCTTGTCTTTTACTTTTATGTAAAAGTCTGGGAAATATCTATGCACTCTGTTGTCTATAGGAGAACGATAGGGTATGATAATTTCTTCAGAACCCCACTCTACAACATCTTCATTCATATCGCACCAATTCATGAATTTTAACTCATATCCAGAGCGATAAATAATGTTTGTGGGGTTCCCTTTGTATTTGTGAAGATTTTTAGGTTTAAATCTTCCTTGATGCAATTCTTTGTTATAAGGCATATAAATAGTCTAATCAAATATATTCTAATAAGGTATTTATTCTAATGGCAGATGACAATTTCGTATCCGCGGGGTCAAGGCGAAGAGCGCAACGAGAGCGACAAAGGTCTACCCTTGTACCTCCTACTGACACCACGAATACAGTACAGGAGGAAGATTTACAGTCCTCGGCAGATTCTGCTGTACTTGAAAGAAATCCTAGCAGAGACAATCAAACAGCACAAGAAATAAGTGAAAATGACGATTATAAAAGAGGTGGAGCAAAAATATATAGATACCCTCTCAATGTAGAACAATATGAACAACCGCACTCAGTTACCTTCAGAATAAAAGTTAGAGAAAAATCAAAAGCCGGTCAAAGGTATGTTTCAGAAAATAGTAATGTTCAATTTGATGAAAGTAATAAAAATCGTTTAAACGATGAGGAGCTTAGCAATTTGATCGGGGTGTCTTCCGCATTGGGTGGCGCTACGGCAGGTAATTTGTTAGCAGGAAGACTAACTAGAGACGGCAACAATCAATGGGCAAATACAGCTATTCAAACCGGGGGGACTTTACTTGGGGGTTTGACTGGTTTTCTTGGCGGTAAAGCTGTGGGAGATGCATTTGACGGAAACAGGCTTGTAAAAACTAATTCTTTTATTACATTATATGTTCCTCAGTCTCCGCAAGTGAATTATGGAGCACAGTGGCAGGAAACAGATATAGGTGCGCTAACAAGGTTGCTTGCACAAAACCCAGGGGGCGAAGGTGATATTATAGACATTTTGATGGGTACTGGAGAGTTTGGCGTAAGAACCTTAGCAGGATTGGCTGATTTACCAAAAGCATTAGGAGTTAATGTAGACTTTAGAGGTGCAATTCAAGCAGCCAGCGGCAAAGTAGAAAATCCAAATAAAGAACAGTTATTTAAATCGATGAATTTTAGAAACTTTACTTTTGAATATAAATTTGCCCCAAGAAATCTGACAGAATTACAGACTACTTATAAAATTATCAATGAATTCAAAAAGAATATGCATCCAGAAAAAGATCCTTCAGGATTATTTTTGTTATATCCTTCAGAGTTTGATGTTGAATTTAGATATAGAAATAGCGTAAATCAATGGTTACATAAAATAAAGTCCTGTGCGCTTGCAGACCTGCGACTCACATTTGGTAATGGCGGAACATTTACTACTATTCAAGGCACACAAGGCGCCCCGTCTGAAATTACAATGACTCTAGTATTTAAAGAGTTGGAAGTCCTAACAAGAGATGACATTGGTGGTGATGAAAACGGGAAAGGAGGGTTTTAATTAAATGTTTTTTAAGCAATTTCCAAAATTACTTTATCCGTTTGATGATTCAAGAGAGGTTGTAACCGACATCTTTAGAAGGGTTGCCCCGAGAGATAAATTTATTGTAAATGAATTTTATCTTGATAAGTATAGTTTACAAGCGGGTGAAAGACCTGAAGATGTTGCATATAAACTATATGGTGACCCAGAGTATCATTGGATACTTTTACTGATAAACAATATTATAGACCCTTATAATGAATGGTATTACACTGACGAACAAATTTTGCGTATGGTAGAACAAAGATATGGAGCGGGCAACGCAAATGCTACACATCATTGGGCTACAACGGAAAGACCTGAAATTTGTGTAGATTATGATGCAGACTTACTAGCCAGCGGTGATATATTTGAAGTAACCCACTATGAACACGAAATAATTGAAAACCAAGCTAGACAGGAAATCAATGTTCTTCATCCTAGGTATTTGAATAATTTTGTAAGTGAATTTAAACAATTGATTAAGAGATAATAATGACAGATTTACAAAAAACTGCCGGTGACATTGTTGTTGAAGAATTATATTTAACAACTTCACAGGGTGAAGCAGTAGACCTCACAAATTTTCAATTAGAGATTTCTATCTCTGAAAGTATACACACGCCTTGTTTATTTGGATATTGCATTTTAGTAGATGCCGTAAACCTTTTAGGAAACTTGTTTACAGGTGACGAATATATTACGGTGAAGTTAAGAAGTCCTTACTTAGAAGATCAAGAATCTAATGTAATACACAAAACTTTTTCGATATATTCAGTAACAGACCGTAAATTAGAAAATGACCGACAACAGTTTTATCAACTCAATTTTATGTCGATTGAAGGATTGTCAGATAGTATTACAAGAATTTCTAGAAAGTTTTCAGGTGGAACCGAAACAATAGCATCTCAAATATTCGAGGATTATATAAAAGATAAGCGAGTATTACAGACTTCGGGTCAAGCCGGAACCCGAGACTCAGAACTTATTTTGTTTGACACACCTCACTCGACAAATAACTTTGAGTTTATTTCTCCTTACTGGTCTCCTTTTAAATGTTTAAATTTCTTGGCTAAGAACTCTATCGGCACAACTTATAAAATGCCTAATGTATTATTTTATGAATCTTCTAAGAACTTTTATTTTACCTCTATTACAGCAGTAATACAAACACAAAAAGAAGCTGGTTTGTTGTATGATGAGTATAGTTATGTTCAAAGTCTTGATACTATATTTCAAGATGCTACCGACAATAGAAGAGGGGGCAGATATAGCTTCACTTCTCCTTTCTTTTCTCCTAGTCAAATTACTATAAGTAATGTAGATTATCCTGCTTATTATGACCAGCTTGAAAATAGAAGATCGGGTTATTACGGTAATACAACATTTGCGTATGATTTTGCTAATAAAGACATGTACGATATTAGATTTGACTATACTAAACAACACGAAGAAAGAAAGAAAACGATAAAGAATTTGATACCCGAGACATTCTCAACTTTTAAGCATATTACAAATACTGCTCCTTTTGGAGGAAGTGTTGTATCAGATCCTCTGTCTGTCATAAACTTTAAAGCAGGATCGTCTGGTTTGTTTAGTGAAAACGATGCGTTTAATGTGGCGCAAGTTACCGCAACATCATTTAGAAACACGGCTATGGCAGAATTGAAAGCTGTATCTTTTGAAATAACCGTTCCTGGAAAAACAGACATTGAGGTTGGGAAACTTGTTAAATGCAATTTTCCCAATGTAAATGAAAAGGGAAGGAATCCCAAACCCGAAGATTTGTTTGACCCACAACTTTCAGGTATATATCTTATTGCAGGTGCTAGACACACTATTAAAAGAGGAACCCATACGATGGTTCTTGAGCTTGTTCGTGATAGTATGGGAGAAGATTCGTGACAAAGTATCCTCAATTTACTTGGTGGCAGGGGGTCGTAGAAGATAGAAATGACCCGGCAAAAATCGGAAGAGTCCGTGTTAGGATTTTAGGTTATCATACGCCTGATAAAGCAGACTTACCCACTGAAGATTTACCTCTTGCAGTATTAATGAATCCTGTAAACTCTGCTAGTGTGTCTGGTATAGGACAATCTGCTACGGGTTTGGTTGAAGGCTCTCATGTATTTGGATTCTTTGCTGATGGACCTGACTGTCAGATTCCTGTTATCATGGGATCTCTATCTGCTCTATCTATGCAACCACCCAACGAAGAAGTTGGTTTCAATGATCCTAATGGTGTATATCCTTTCAGCGATAATAATTCAGGAAGAAACACAGTACCTGAATCCGATATTACTAGACTCGCAAGAGAAGATGTTGCTGAAAAACACTTTTCACTTGCTGTAAAAAGGGCGATGCGAGTTGAAAAAGTTCCTATCGCATTTGCGCCCGAAATCGACGGAGACCCAGTACAAGCAAGAAGAGAAGAAACTTTTTGGGACGAACCACATCCTCAAGGTGTTGGAGAAACAAAAACCAAGTATCCTTACAATCATGTAAGAGAGACAGAGAGCGGTCATGTGTTTGAGGTTGACGACACACCGGGCGCAGAAAGAATTCACACTTTCCATCGAACGGGTACATTTGAAGAGATTCAACCTGATGGAACTAAAGTACAGAAAGTTGTTGGTGATGACTACGAAATTACCATAAAAGACAAACAGATGTTTATCAAGGGTGATCTTAATATAACAGTTGAAGGCGATATGACTTTAAATGTTAAGGGAGACTTTTATGAAGACATTAGCGGAAACAAATTCTCTACTGTTAGAGGAACAAGACATGAAAAAACACAGGGCAATCATGTAAGTGAAATCATGTCTGACTACGGCATGAATATTAACGGAAGCAGAGGTATTCGTGTTGGTTCTCAGGGGGGATTAGGATTAGGAGGGGATAAACTAACTGTTGTTGGTCGTCAAGATATACTTGTTGGTCAGAATCAAAATACACAAGTTGCAGGAAAAGTAATTCAGTCTGGCTTGTTAGGATTCAATATTACAAGTGAACTAGGCGCATATCGTGTGTTTGCAATCAAAGATATGGACTTCGGTACTACAACGCTTGGTTCTATTAGTTTCTCTGCTGGAAACT